CTTCAAGGGCAACGTAATTGGCTTTGACGTTATTGACGCACCGACAATTAAGATTCTTCTTGACAACCGAGGCGACATCCCTCACCCACCACAGCCTGCTTACCAGCAAGTCTTATGGGGCTTCCCTCGCGGAGAATTCATTGCTTCACCAGACGCAGACGGCGAGTTCTACTCAGGCTCAGGTCGAGACAAAGAGTTCCTCACCGACCAACTCTCAGTCTTTGTTAAGAACCGTCGCACATGGTCGCCATACGGCTACTCGCCAGTAGAAGAGGCAATACCAGCCGCTTCGCTGTACTTGAACCGCCAAGTATGGATGAACTCTGAATACCAGAACGGCTCAATGCCAATGACGTTTATGAAGACTAATTCTCAGGAGTTGGACATTCACAAGCTGGCTGAGTTCGAGCGTATTCTTAATGGTCGCCTAACAGGCAACACAGCAGAGCGTCACCGCATCAAGGTATTGCCAGACGGGTTTGATCCTGTTGCAATGCCAGAGATGGCTGACCGCTTTAAGTCAGACTACGACGAATACATCATTAAGCGCGTTGCATCTATCTTCGGTGTATCCCCAGCAGCTCTCGGAGTCGTGGCTCGTGCCGGACTCGGTGGTGGCAAGGGCGCACAAGAAGGCGAAGCAGAAGCAACAGAGTCAGTCTCTACTAAGCCAATGGAAGATTACGTTGTCTCAGTAATCAACTCTCTTTCACGTCGCTACCTCGGTGCAGACAAGAACGTGACCTTTGTTCTTAATGACCGCAAGGGCGCTCGCGAAGAAATGGATCGCTCTAAGGCACTACAGACCGCTCTATTCTCAGGTCAGAAGACACTCAACGACGTACAGGGCGAACTTGGACAAAACCTTTACGACATGCCAGAAGCCGATGAACCATTCATTGTCGCTGGTAACGCAATCCAGTTCCTCAAGGGAATGTTGACAATTGACACATCAGGCGAAACGGTAGGACAGAATGACCAAGCGCAAGGCAACGAAAGCCAAAGCACACAAGGCCAAGTCAATCAAAATACATCACAAGGCAGTGTCGGTGAAAGCCAAGCGCCGAAGGCTGGCGTAGGCAAGGACATTCCTGCCGTTGGCGCACCTGCGGATCAGAAGTCAGCAATGACCGAAGAGCTAAAGGACTTTGGTCGCTTTGTCAAGTCACGCCACAAGCGCGGCAACTGGAGAGCGTTTGACTTCACCGTATTCGACGCAGAACTCGCTGACAACCTTAACGAACAGGCGTACTTCATTGTCAAGGGCGCTACACCAATGCCTGAGAACATCTACGAATGGGCTTCTAACATCGTGAACAGTGAGATAACTGATACCCCAAAAGGTTTAGTTACTAAGCGTCAGATGAACGAATTGCCTTCTTACCCACAGGTAGAGGCAGTGTCAAAGAAGCACTCTAAGGCAATCGGCATTGCACTCGCAGCCGGTGTAGTTGGAGTAGGCGCAGCAATCGCCCAAGCACTTCGAGCAGTTCCAAAACCTCTTGAAGATGTAGCTCAGATGAAGGCAGTTGCACAAGGCGCTGTTAAGAGCAACATTTCAATGAGCAACGCTAAGGCTACGAATGTTCTAAAGGACATCTACACAGCCGGTGGAGCAGCAGGAGCAAAAGACGCAGCTCAGGTAGTTCGCTCAGACGCAGTATTGGCTGGTAAAGGCTTGCAAAACTTGCTTGACAAGGCTGGCATTACCATTCAAGGCATTAACGATACAACAATGACACGAATCTCAGACTCATTACTTCTTGGCATTAGCCAGGGTATGAGTGCTAGAGACATTGGAACGGCGATTGACTTAATCATCAACGATCCAAATCGTGCAGACATTATCGCAGTTACAGAAACAAACCGTGCTTACAACGCTTCGGCAGTAGACACCTATCAGTCGGCTGGCATTGAACAGTTTGACTGGTTAGCCTATGACGGTGCTTGTGCGGAGTGCTTAGACCAAGAACTAGCCAACCCACACGACATCACAGACGACTACCCACCAGAACACCCTTCTTGCCGTTGCACCGTAGCGGCTGTATTGCCAGACACATCAACCTCAACAGGAGAATAACCCAATGGCTCAAGACATTACCTACGCTTACTTCGGCAACCTAACAGTCAAGCGCGGAGACGACGGCTACATGAGAGTAAAGGGTCTTGCCACAGACGCAACCCTTGACCTCGACGAGCAAATCTGCGACCCAGAGTGGCTCAAGACTGCAATGCCGGAGTGGTTCAAGATTGGCAACATCCGCGAGATGCACCAGTCAAAGGCCATTGGTAAGGCTATGGAGATGGAACAGTCAGGCACAGGTTTCGTAGTTGAGGCCAAGATTGTTGACTCAGAAGCAGCTCGTCTAGTTGAAGAAGGAATCTACACAGGTTTCTCAGTAGGTATCAAGGGCGCTCGCGTTGAGAAGTCAGCCGATGCCCCTGGTGGAATGATCCGCTCAGGAAAAATCGTAGAGGTTTCGCTTGTTGACCGACCAGCAAACCCATCATGCGTTATCGAACTCGCCAAATCAGTTAAAGGCGAATTAGTGAAAGGTGCTGCTATGGCAGACATTGAAAAGGATGCCATCAACACTGAGGCAGTTATGACAGAGCCAGAAGGCGCTCCAACAGAGTTGTACGAGGCTATTCAAGCCTGCACCGCTTGCGCTGGAACTGGTAAAAAGACCAACACAGCAAGCGAAGAGTTTGACACTCCTTGCGAAGTATGCAACGGAACAGGTGAACAGCCAGAAGGTCTAGTAGACGACCAAGTGCAGAACTCACCAACCATTCCTCAGAACATGGACAACGAAACCGCTAACCGTGACATCAAGGCTGCCGATGCAGACGACACAGAAGTTACTGAGCCAGAAGTTGAAAAGAAGGAATACACACAGGCAGAGCGTGAACTTGCCGGTGACAAGGGCGAAGCACTCCCAGATGGCTCATACCCAATCAAGACTGTTGGCGACCTAAAGAACGCTATTCAGGCATTTGGTCGTGCCAAAGACCCAGCAAAGGTCAAGGCTCACATCAAGACACGCGCTAAGGCTCTAGGCCGCGAAGACCTCATCCCTGACAAGTGGAAGGGTGCAGACGCAGAGTTGGTTAAGGCCGACGACATGATCCACGACCCAGCAGAACTCGAAGCAGTACGCGCTGGCATGATTGCACTTATCAAGGCTGAACTTGACGAGATGCTCGCAGGCACAGAAAGCGAAGTTTGCGACGTACAGGAATTACTTTGCTCACTATCCATTTTCTTGGACTGGTGGACAGGGGAAGCATCAGAAAATGAAACATCAGCTCCATTCACAGGATGGGATGACGACAAATCAGGAGAAGACACAATGGCTTACATTGGACTTGGCGTTAGCGCCGACCTAATCAAGTCTGCATCAGCAGACGACGCAACTGAAGAAACAAAGGATGAGTTGCGCAACGAAATCGTCAAGGCTTTAGGTCTTGAAGAAACCATCACAACAAAGGCAGCATTAGACGAGGCGAAAGAAGAGATTAGTCTCTTGAAGGCCGCGCTTGATGAAGTGCGTGAGATGGCAGTACCTGGTGGCCCAGCCATCAGAGCAACAAGAGAGCAAACATCTAAGTCTGCTCAGGTCATTGCGGCTGAAGTAGAGGCAATCCGTCTCCGCGACATGGCGCAAAAAATGACTAACCCAGAACTACGTAATCAGTACCTAGCCGAAGCAGCTCGCTACGAGGCTAAGTCAAAGCAGTTCAACTAACCATCTAACAGAAAGGGATTGAGACATGGCATTAGCCGCTCCTTCCATTGACGACCTATTCGGCGGAGTACCAGCCGAACAGCGCGTTGAGCGTTTCGAGGCATACAAGTCAGCCTTGAGCGCAGTTCACTCGAACACACTGACTGCACACCGTCGCGGTGAGCTTTCATTCAGCCCAACATCCGGAATCACAAAGACCGTTTCTGCTGCTACACGCACAGAAGAGGCTCTTACTGACCTCTCTAAGGTTGTTTCAGGCGACCAACTTGCAGCAGTTACATCTGCTCTTGCTGGCATCCAAGACGTAAGCAAGAACATCAGCCTTACATCACCACTTAACAACACCGTTTCAGGTATCTCAGGTCTCGTACCTTACGACCTTGACCCAGTGCTTTCATTGCTCATCCCGAAGGAACTTTACCTTCGCAACAGCACAGCACGAATCAAGGCACAAGGACAGGCACTTGAGTTCCGTCGCATCACCGGTCTTTCTAACGCCGGTGTTGGTGGAGTAGCAAACCTCAGTTCATTCTTCAACTCGAACTCAGCTTCTACTTCATTCAACGGTGTTACATTGAACCGCCCAACTCAGATTGTTTACGCTGCCGACAAGATTGTAAAGTCTTTCGTTGAGCAGGGTCTTTCTGACAGCGTTTCACTCCAGGCTGAGTTTGCTGGTCAGGGTTACACGGATCTCCGTCAACTCTCACACACATCACTCATCTGGTCACACTTCCTTGCAGAAGAGCGCAACATGATGAACTCATGCTCAACACCTGTTCTTTCTTCTAGCCAGATTTCAGGATTGACATTCACTGCTGCTCCTGACGCAACTGGAACTGGAATCACAACAGGAACATCAGGCACAGTAGTTCAGGTAACAGTTTCATCTGCTTACGGTGAGTCTGCTCCTTTTGCTGCTGGAACGATTACAACTGTTTCAGGCCAGGGTGTAAAGGTTACATACACAGGAACTCTTCCTGCAAACGTTGTAGCTGTAAACATCTACGCAACAACCACAACACCAACTGTTTACAAGGCAACTACAGTCAGCACCGCTTCAGGCGTTACTGGTCTTGCATTTGCTTCAACAACAGTTCCTGTTCCATCAACCGACGGTTCATACAACACATTCGCTGCTGGCGCTAACTCAGGCTCAGGTTACGACGGATGGGTTAACACCTTCGCAACAATCGGTGGATACCAGGCTCAGTTGAACGGCACAGTGGCTTCACAGTCAACTGCTGACGACTTCCTACAGGCTGCTTTCGTAAGTCTTTTCAACTCAACAATGGGTGACCCAGACGTAGTTATTACAACTGCTGCTGTACGTCGTGCTATTGCTAAGGCGATTCAGACAAGCGCAAGCACATCTTCATACCGTCTTAACTACGAAACTGGTTCAGACGGAATTGTTCTTGGTTCACTCGTACAAGCCGTACAGAACCAGGCAACAGGCAAGATGGTTGACCTTGTGACTCACCGTTTCGCACCTGCTGGTGTGGCGCTGGTTCACCAGAAGTCGCTTCCATTCCCAGACTCAGGTGTGGCTCAGACTGTGGAAGCACACAACGTTGTTGACTCGATGATCATTGAATGGCCACAAATCGGCTTCTCATACGACATCAGCTCGTACACGTACGGTTCACTTGCTTTCCGCGCTCCAGCGTGGTCAGGTGTAATCACCGGAATCACTGGTTGATTCTGTTAAATCGCTAGGTGCTTGCATCTAGCCACTGAGGTAGAGCGGTGCGGAGTTCCCCTTCTCCGCACTGCTCCCTCGTTCGCAAAGGGAGAATTAAATGAGACTCGTAGGTTCAGACAACGGACTTAAAGAGATTCAAGTTAACGAAGGCAAGGTCATTCCTCGACAGAAGGATGGCACATTCCACGTTGACGGCACAGACGCTCGCTCTCTCGTTAAGTCAGGAGACTTCGCTGTGGCAGGTATTAACTTTAGAAACGCCAATGGTTACAGGTGCGACGCTTGTAACTTTGTCAGCCTGTACCGCGACAAATGCGGTAAGTGTGGCTCAACCGAACTCACCCCAGAAGAGGAATAAATGTCAATCGTAGCCCCATTTGTTTACTCCGGTGGAATGGTCGAACCATACGTCTCACTTAACGAGGTTAAGTTCAGTCCTACGGCTGCAATTATTGACTTTACAAACCTTATTGAAGACGCTTCACAGGCAGTCCAAGACCGCGCACTCTACGAGCTAATCGTTCGTGCTTCGTCTAAGGCTGACAACTACACAATGGGAGTTTACGGATCACTCTGCGCCACCTCGAATACCGAGAATGGTCGCTACTACATGAACCGCATGGGTCAGATTGTAATTAACCCTTACTTCACACCTATCCTTGCCGTTGAGTCGTTCTCCGCAGGCTGGGGGCCAGGTGACGGACTACAGAACATCACGCTTTCAACGTCGAACTGCTCAATTGAGCGCACACAATTTATCATTACTAGCCAGTCAACAATGGGTCTTTACTTTGGCAACCTCGGTATCGTTGGTGGCAACATGCAGTCTGGTACGGAAATCTTCTGCCAATGGACTTACATCAACGGCTGGGCTAACACATTTACAAACTCAACGTCAAACGCTGGCGCTACAACAATGACCGTCAACAACGTCATGGGTATCTTCCCAGGCATGAACTTAACTATTTGGGATGGACAGAAAGACGAGTACGTGCAGGTTTCAACTTCATGGACACCTGGCAACACCACTCTGACATTCACCAACCCTCTTAAGTACGCACACGGATCTGGCGTTAACGTTTCAGCTCTACCTGCCTCAGTCAAGCAAGCGGTCATTCACTTCATCGTTGCCATGATTAAAGAGCGTGGACAGGGTGGATTAGTTCTTAACGAAATCGGTGAGCCAACCGCAGTATCGGCTCGCACCGAAAGTTCAGTCACAGACGAGGCTATGGCCTACGACCTACTGGATGACTTCAAGCAAATCTGGGGTCGTGCATAATGTCACGCGCCACAGTACGAGCTGCAGTTGCTTCGTACTTGACAAACGCTGGTATTACCAACTTGTCAAGCGTAAAGCAGTTCCCAGCAAAACTAACTCCCGAAGGTGACTTCTTTGAAGGTGAAGACCCAGGACATAGTTCTGGTGCAATCATCTTTCTCTACATTGAGAACCAGAAGGAAAACCGTATAGCTCTTGGTGGCCCTCACAATGGTCGCAAGGCTATTGACTACACATTCATTCTTGACTGCTACCTGCGCTCAACGCACCAGAAGTCAGAAGACGCAGGGTTCGACAACGAGGCGTTCCTAGATTCACTCGTTGCCGCTATTCGTGCAGACCGCAACGCTGGCGCACCTAGCATTATCTTCCAATGGGGAGAAGGCGCAAACGGCGCAGCTGGTGGCCCAGACATTGACATCACCTCGTATTACCCACGCCAAATCAACGGCAAAGCAGCAGCCACACAAGTCACCTCGGTAGTCCGAGTGTCTGTGGTGGAAATAATCGACAACTAAGGAGCATCATGGCTAACTACACATTCAACGACACAACCGCAAGGGTGTATCCTGACATTGAATACAACGGATCAACACTCGAAGCATTGCCTGGTCAAATCTACGCACTAGACGCTGACCCTGGCGATGGTCGCTGGACTTCATCAGCAACGGCCCCTGTAACACCCCCAGAAGCGCCTGTAGAGGCTTCAACCGACACATCAACCGCAACACCAACCACTAACTAAGGAGCGCCTCAGATGGCCTTTTTATCCGCCAACAGCTATATGGGTCTTGTCGTAGAAGCGACACGAGGAACCCTACCAACAGGAGGAACTCCGGTTTACATTCCGGTAACTGCTCCACAGGTAACTCCTATGCAGACCTTCTTGCGAGACGAAGCCTTCCGAGGCTCACCAACTTTGGTCTACGACCAAGTTCAAGGTGTACGTCACGACGAGTACGACGCTAAGTTTTACCTCTTTGCTGACACCTTTGGAAACCTTGTTAAGGCAACGCTTGGTGGCACAGACACCGTTACTGGTTCAACTGTCTACACGCACAACATCAAGCTCTTGAACAACGCAGCC